ACAGTTAGTTATGATGACTCAGATAATACACTAGACTTTGTTATTGGTACTCTAAATCAAGACACAACAGGAAATGCTGCAACAGCTACTACAGCAGGAACAGTTACAACAGCAGCTCAACCTAATATTACAAGTGTTGGAACTCTCACAGGTTTGAATGTTGGTGGTACAGTTGATATGGATGGTTTTACAAGTGTTGGTAATGGAACAATTACTGGTGATTTGTTAATACAAGAAGGTTCAGGATTCCCAAGAATTACACTTAAA